ACCATATAAAGATAGAGATACTATCGTATCTCTTGCGCGAAAACCCAAGCCGGAACGGTTCGAGGATTTCTGGAACCAATACCCGCACCGGAACGGCGCGAAGAAGGGCAAGGCGAAGGCTCGTCAGAAATACGAACGCCTCGTTGCCTCTGGTGTTTCTGAGCATGAAATCATCACGGGGGCCATGCGCTACGCCACAGATCGGCAGGTAGTCGAAGGCTATGCGAAAGACCCGACAACCTGGCTTAACAATCAAGGATGGACAGATGACATCGAACCCGCACAACCTTCCCGCGCAAATTCAAACGGAAGCGGAGTTGGACAGCGTTCTAGCATGGTTGACGCATTCGCTGCGGTCGCAGAACGTCGATCTCGGGATGCTGGCGGCGGCGGTGGCACCCTTATCTAAGCAAGCCGATCCGGTTTGGATCATGGCGCGGGTTGCTTCACTGCTTGATCCGTATTTTGACAAAGGCACCCCGCAGGCTATCCGCGAGATTGAAGCCGAGGATTGGGCCGAGGCGCTGGGCGGGTTCCCCAAGTGGGCCATTCAGCGCGCTTGCCGCTGGTGGAAGTCGGACGATAACGGAAACCGGCGCAAGCGTCCGCTTGAGGGTGATATTGCCGCCCGGTGCAAGGTTGAGATGCAAGCAGTTAGGGCCGCAAAAATTCACCTGCGCCAGAACCAGGAGCAGCTTGGCGGCGCTGTTGATGATCGCCCACGGTTCGATGCTGGTGAGCGTCAGCGGCGCAGCGCGCAAATTGGCGACGTGCTTGCGGCGATGCGCGAAAAGATTGCGAATGGTCAAAATCAGCCTTGACCAAGTGGCCACGCAATGCAACAGTGGCCACGTTGGCGCTGCGGGTAATTGCAACAGCGCAAGTGTTTTGGAAAGCCGGATAGACCCGTTCAATGTCCGGCCAGCGTCAACGATAGCACAGACAGTGCGCAAGGAGGGAATATGAGCCTAGAGGAATACAAGGTTTTTGTTGAAGCCAAGACGCACCTGTCTGGCGAGTTCGGGTTCAAGCCTGTCTATGAAAATCCGAACGCCTTTGACTTTCAAAATCACTTGATCGACTGGGCATTGTTCAAGGGTCGCGCGGCAACATTCGCAGATTGCGGACTTGGTAAAACTCTCATGCAGCTTGTTTGGGCTGAGAACGTTCACCGCAAAACCAATAGCCCCGTTTTGATCTTGGCCCCGCTTTCGGTTTCTTCGCAAACCGTGGATGAGGCAAACAAGTTTGACATTGAGGCTTATCGGTCATCTGATGGGACTTGGCCTAGCGGTAAGGGCATCATCACCACAAACTATGAGCGGCTACATCATTTCGACCTTTCAGACTTCGCAGGCATTGTCTGCGATGAAAGCAGCATTTTGAAAAACTTTGATGGTGCAATCAAGGCGTCGATAACCAAGGCGATGCGCAAGGTTGAGTATCGGGCCATGTATACGGCTACGCCAAGCCCAAACGATTACACCGAACTCGGGACATCATCCGAGGCGCTGGGAGACATGGCCTATATGGACATGCTTTCAACTTTCTTCAAAAGCAACGACGACACGTTGCACCCTGCACACATTGGCCAAAACTGGCGGTTTAAGGGACATGCAGAGCCGCATTTTTGGCGGTGGGTCGCGTCATGGGCGCGGGCTATTCGCCGCCCGTCAGACCTTGGGTTTTCCGATGACGGGTGGACGTTGCCAGAACTACGGGAAATTCACCACGAGATCGAAAGCAAGCCGCTTGACGGTCAGTTGTTTGCGATGCCGGTCAAGGGCCTTCCGATGGAACGGGAAGAAAAAAAGGCCACGATCAAAGATCGGTGTGAGTTGGCTGGAGAGTTGATCCAGCAACATGATAGCGGCGTCATGTGGTGCCAGTTTAATGCAGAAGCCGACTTGCTGGCGGAGATTGTTCCAGGCGCAGTTAACTTGCAGGGAAGCGACAAGGACGAGGCCAAAGAGGAAAAGTTTCGCGCCTTCAAGGATGGTGAAATCAAGTATCTTGTGACCAAGCCGAAGATTGCCGCTTTGGGCGTCAACTGGCAACACTGTGCAGCTTGCACCTACTTTGACGACTACAGCTATGAGCAATACTATCAGGCGGTTCGTAGGTTCTGGCGGTTTGGTCAAAAGCGGCCTGTGACCGTTCACCAGATCGGAACAACCAGCCTCAGCAACGTGGCCAAGTCGCGCAAGCGCAAGGCTGAAGCCGCTGATAAGATGTTTGGCGAGATGATGCGCCACATGATCGATGCACAGCGTCACCGCAAGATTTTTGGGGATGGCGACAAGCCGAAATTCCCCGCTTGGATGTAAGGAGGAACCCATGTCCGTAAAGAACCAGATCATCACCGACGACTATGCGATTTACAACGCGGATTGCGTTGAGGTTGTGTCAGACATGCCGGACAAGTCTGTTGACATGTCTGTATATTCGCCGCCCTTTGCTGGCCTGTTTCAGTATTCCGGCGATGAACGGGACATGTCGAATTGCTACAACTACGACGAGTTTTACGACCAATATCGGTTTCTTGTGCAGCAAATGGCGCGCGTCACGAAACCGGGCAGGATAAACTGTGTTCACTGCATGGACATTGGAGAGGACGCGATTGGCACTGTTCACGACCTACCCGGCAACATCATTCGACTTCACGAGGAAGCCGGGTTTCAGTTCATGGGCAGGCGTTTGAAGTGGAACGAGCCGCTTGCCGTCAGGCTTCGCACTATGGTCCGTGGACTTGCTCACCAAACCATTTGTGAGGACAGCGCAAAGTCCAGCATCGCAAACGCAGACTATGTGCTGTTTTTCCGCAAACGCGGCGAGAACCGTGTTCCGGTTACCCATGAGCGCGGGTTTACAAGATATTTCGGTGCGGAGCACATGCCGGACGAGGTCCGCCAATATCGAGGCTTTGACGGCGACCAGAAGGAAAACAAGTTTTCGCATTTCGTTTGGCGTCGATACGCATCAAGCGCATGGATGGATATTCGTGCAAGCAACAAACAGAAAACCGGATGCGGGCTGACCGCGCGGGCAGTTGTAGACGATGGTGAAGCGCGAGAACCAGATGATGTAAAGCACGTCCACCCTCTTATGCTGGACATCATCCATCGGTGCGTTGAACTTTACACAAACCCAGGGGAGACAGTTTTCACGCCATTTATGGGTGTGGGTTCTGAGGTTTACAGCCCGGTTTACCTTGGTCGGCGCGGGATCGGTGTTGAGTTGAAAACATCCTACTTCAATCAGGCCGCAAAAAACATTGCGAAGGCGAAGGACGATTACGTCAAGGACGGTGCCGGGGATCTTCTTTCAATGGTGGCGTCATGACCATCATCGAAGCCATGCGCGCCTCTGCCAAGCGTCACGGTGTTTCAGAGGGTGACGTGCTAGGCCACACCCGCAAGTTGCATATCGTCAAAGCGCGCTGGGCCGGTTGGGCCAAGGCTGTTGAGGCTGGCCACACCCGCGCGGATATTGCACGGGCTGTTGGCAAGGACTGGACCAGCGTCATGCACGGTGTGCGGCGCTACAACGAAGGGAAAGACACATGACCGAAACCAGCAAGGAAGCGATTGCCGAGATCATCGACGCACCGGACCGGATTTGGCTACAAGACGATGGTGATTATTCTAAAGCGCGCTTGGCTATCGGCGATTTAACGTGGTGTGAAGATCAGATCAATGACGCCGACACTGAATACGTCCGCGCAGACCTTCACGCCGAGGCCATCGAAGCAATCCGCACCCCATCCCCCACACCCACGACCCCGGTGACGGTGCAGGAGGCAGCGAGGGTTTTGTTGAACGTGCTTCATGGCTGGGATGATGGAACAGGCAACAGGGATGAGTGGTTGAAGCTGATGTTAGCTGCTGCTTTTGGCGCTCAGGCATTCACAGTGACCCCTCTGCATGATGCCAAAGTTCTTGCTATGTTGCGGGCGTTCCTAACCGCTGCGGTTGACGATAGTGACCCAGACCTTGATTGGCTGCGCGGCTGCAACAAGGTCCGCGCCCTTGCAGAACAGGAGCAACAGACATGACCGACACACAACGCGCCGAGGGTGCAGAACTGCGCCAGATCATCGAGCGGATCGAACGCTTGAACGAGGAAAAGCAGCAAGCCGCTGACCTGGCAAAAGATGTTTTCGCGGAGGCGAAGGCTAGAGGCTATGATTGCGCCATTCTGCGCAAGGTGATCGCCCGCCGCAAGCGCGACCGCGACGACCTGGCCGAGGAACAGGCCGTGATTGAAATGTATGAAACCGCGTTGGAGGGCTGAGATATGCAGCAACTGATTATCGCCGGAACGGTTGGCAGGGATGCCGAACTGAGGCAAACGCAAGGCGGCGATGCCGTTCTCAGCTTTTCGCTGGCAGTGGACAACGGCAAGGACCGCGACGGGAACAAGCGGGACGCCACATGGTACGATTGCAGCCTGTGGGGGAAGCGCGCCAATGCGCTGGCAAGCCACATCAACAAGGGCGACAAACTGACCGTGACGGGACGCCCAAGCGCGCGGGAACACAACGGCAAGGTTTACATGCAGTGCAGCGTCAATGAACTGACGTTTATGGGTGGCGGGCAGCGCCGCGACGACACCGGCGGCGGATACGACCAAGGCGGGCCGTCAGGCTACGGCGCAGGCGGAAGGCCGGGTGGCGGGCTTGATGATGGTGGAGAGATACCGTTCGCTTGGGAGGGCCGTGTGTGATGCTGCCAAGCCAATCAACAATTGCAGTTCGCCAAACCCCTGACCGCGAAACGCCAGCCGTCATCAAAACCAAGACGGAATGGAGCAACCGCTATACGTCAGCATATGAGGACGCTATGGCCGATCTCATGCGCAAAGAAGCCCGCGCGGCTAATGCGCGAATGCAAGGCGGCGGGGCATGGGATAGCATGTCAAAGAATGACGCGGTGGGCCGATCAATGGGCTACCGTCAAGCCGTGCTGGACTATCTCAAGGAAAACCCAGGCTGGAAAGATCGGCGCACCATTGCCGCGAATGTTGACGTGCCGGATGATGGGCTGTCAAACGCGCTGAACGGCCTTGTGACAAACAGATCGCTAGTAAAGCGTATCGTTACCGGTGGCGCTGGGACAAGCGGGCGTCTAGGGCAGTGGCGCATTGCAAAAGGCGCTGACATATCGCCAAAGGCATTGCGCCGCACCAATCGCCAGCGGCTGCAACTGGCCCTGACTGACCAATGGCAGACAACCGCGCAGCTTGCCGCCAAGACCGGCCTAAACGCGGAACAGGCCCGCCGCGCGCTTCTGTCCATCACAAACTGCGGCGATGCATCCCGCGATTACGTAGACCAAAAGCAGGGCGGCAAAAAGGCAATCTGGCGCAAGGCTGGTGCGGAAAAGCGCAGGGAGATGAAAACGGCTGTTGAACAGCTTCTCAGCATTCTTGACTGCGGCGAATGGTTGACGCTCCGCCAGATCGCGGACAAAATCGAGACGTGGAGCGACAAGCGCCTGCAATCGCAGCTATCCACGCAGGTTTCTATTGGTGTGCTTCAAAAGCGCCTTGAGGTGATCGGTGGACGAAAAAAGACGCAGTGGCGGCGCAAGGAGGGCGGGGAATGAGCGCCCGCGAGACCATCGACCGTATGCAGGCCACCATTGACGCACAGCGCGCCAAGATCGCCCGCATGGAAGCCGGACGCCACAAGCAGGACAAGCGCGAGAACGCGGCGCTAGGCAGGATTGTGCAGCTTGAGCAAGACGTAGCTGCGCTGGAAGCCGCCAACGCCCGCCTTGTGGACGAAACCATCGCTCTACGCGCCGCAGCCCGACCGCTCCTGACGGACGAGGAAGACGACGCGGGAACAGAGGCAATGGCGGAATTGGAACTGAGGGGGCGCATATAGCGTGAATCAGATGGCAGGCGATTGGACGAAGCCACCTGTCGAGCAGGCAATCGAGTGGCTGATAAAAAATCAGATGGCGACGTATGGCCAAGCCGCCCGCCGTTTCAACGTAACCCTCAACAATATTCGCGCCCGCGTCGAGTACAGGCACGGATCACTCGCACAAGCCAGGATCGACGAAAGATCACCGCCATGCACAACCCGCAGGCGCCAGTGTATTATATGCCGGAAGGAGCACGAATTGGAAAAGCACAGGTACATCTGCGACGGATGCAGCAAGTCCGTCAACGGAACGCACGGGGGGCATGTGTGATGGCCGTGATTTATGCGCTGAAATGCCGAAAGACGGGAGAAATACGGTATGTAGGAAAGGCCAATGACCCTATCTCTAGGTTGAAAGGGCACATGCGAGAAACGCGCCGCGATTATCCACTGTATCGATGGATCAGGAAGAATGGTGAGCCTGATTTGGAGATTTTGGAGGAATGTGAAAACTGGGCCGAGGCGGAGCGAAGAATAATCTCTGAGATGAAAGGAAAGGGCGCGCGCCTTCTCAATGTGGCCGATGGGGGCGACCAGCCGCATTGCCCCCCAGAGGTGAGGTCCGCGAATGGCGCGAAAGTGGCGAAGAAAAGATCGGCAATTCTTTGGGCAGTTTACAAAAGGTTGGGCGACAACAGAAGGTTCTTTAGAAAGCACGGCAATGAGCGTATGGCTGAAAAGATGACGGAAGCAATCGCAATCATGAAGTCCTGCGAGGCGAAGGCCCGAGCTGATGGGAGCCTGAGAAAACTTGAAAACAGGATTCTAGCTACACGGTTAGGTCGCGCGTGATGGCAAAACCTGATGGGTATAGTGAAGAGATTTTAGACGCCATTGCGGAAAATCTTATGAGGGGTAGGTCGTTGCTATCAATCTGCTCAGACCAAGATATGCCAAGCCATGCGACGGTGTTGCGGTGGAGAAAGAAGTATCCCGAATTTGATGAGGCAATTTCGCGCGCGCGCGAGGAGGGCACACATGCCTTGGCTGATCAATGTCTAGATATTGCGGACGACCCAAGTCTTGAACCGGCTGATCGTCGCATCAGGATTGATACGCGGCTTCGCCTGATTGGCAAGTGGAACGCACGACACTACGGCGACAAGTTGGATGTGGATCTGAACGGATCACTCAAGGTCGAGACGGTCGCAGTCGAATTCCGAAAGGGCCGCGATGCAGGTCAAGACGCAGACGGCTGAGGCATTTGCTCCGATGTGGGAGACGTCAGCGCGCTACAAGGGCGCGTGGGGCGGTCGAGGAAGTGGCAAGTCTTGGGACCGGGCGCAGGCTATAGTCGTTGCCATGATTAGCCGTCCAGGTGTGCGCATAGCCTGTGTGCGGGAGGTGCAAAATTCCATCAAGGATTCTGTCTACCAACTGATCGTGGACAGCATTCAGCGCATGGGCGTCGGTCACCTGTTCAACGTGGTTGAAGCGGAGATCCGTGGGCCGAACGGGTCGATTTGCATTTTCAAGGGCATGAAGGATCAGAACGCGGAAAGCGTGAAGTCGCTTGAAGGCATCGACATCGTTTGGTGGGAGGAAGCGCAGACCGCGCAACAGCGAAGCCTTGATATTCTGCGCCCGACGATCCGAAAGGAAGGGTCGGAACTTTGGTTCACATGGAACCCGCGCCTGCGGTCTGACCCTATCGACGTGTTTTTGCGCCAAACAGATCACGGGGCTGATGCTGTCGTGGTTGAGGCGCAATGGCGGGATAACCCATGGTTTTCGGACACGCTTGAAGCCGAACGCCAGATTGACCTGAAAGGTGATCCAGACCGATACGCACATATCTGGGAAGGCGCGTATGAGGCTGAAAGCGACATGCAGTTCATTGGTGGCGGCATGGTGCGGCGCGCGGCTGCTCGGGAGGCGTATTCTGAAATGTCAGATGCGCAAATCATGGGGGTTGATGTGGCGAGGTTCGGGGATGACCGGAGCGTGATTTATATGCGACGGGGGCGTGATGCGCGGTCAATCGCGCCTATCGTATTCTCGGATAAGATCGACACAATGCAACTGGTTGGGCATGTTGCTGACATGCTTGGGCGTCACCATGTCGATGCAATCTTTGTGGACGAGGGCGGCGTTGGCGGCGGTGTGGTGGATAGACTTCGCCAGATGAATATCAACGTGGTTGGCGTGAATTTCGGGCGCGCTTCGGATCGGTGGATACAGGGCGCGCCCAAAGCGGCGAACAAGCGGTCTGAGATGTGGGCATCTATGCGCGAGTGGCTGCGCGATGGCGGGGCAATACCAGATGATCGGGATTTGGAGATGGACCTGACGGGACCGCTCTACAAGTTTGACGTGAACAACGCGATTTTTCTTGAAAAGAAAGAGGACATGAAAAAGCGCGGCGTCAGGTCCAGCGACATTGCCGACGCTCTGGCGTTGACCTTTGCCTATCCGGTGACCGGGCGCGCGCTGCAACGTGCCGAAGACGATAGGCTCGATGAAGCCTATGACCCCGTTTGGGGATAACGTCACCATAACCCGGAGCGCTTGCGGCCTGTATTCTGGTGTCATCCTGAATGAATGGAGGCCAGCATGGCGCAAGACACAGACATTACGCTTACCCGTGGCACTTGGGTGCAGCTTACAGACGCGAGCGTCTCGACGATCACATTCCAGAACAAAGGACCGGACTTTATCTACGTGAAGGTGACGGCCTCCGCGTCAGCGCCGTCCGACACAACCGGCGCAATCCGATACAACCCCGGTCAAGGCGAATTGAACACGGCGCTTGCCGATCTGGCTCCGGGGATTACTGGCGCGCGCGTCTACGCCTTGCTGCATCCTGAGGCGTCAAAGGCCAGCGCCGTTGTGGCGGTCTCCCATGCGTAATATCGTTTCGCCCCTCAGCGGCATTCGTTCGCCGTTCGGCGGGCGTAGGCTTAGTAGTACCGAAGACGCCTCTATCGTCACTTGGGACAGCAGCGCGGACACCTATACGCAAAGCACATACGGAGCCTGACATGGGACTGCATACACCTTGGGAAGACATGAAGCGATGCGTTCTAAACGCTGACGGGTCTGTCAATTACTACCTCAATCCTTCCGACAGCACGCAAAAAGCTGACGGATCAGCGGCCAACA